GACGAGCCGCTGATCGACATCAATGCCGGCATGGCCGCACTCGAACAGGCCGGCGCCCGCGTCGGCCGCATCGACGGCGTCAAGGTCGGCGACGAGTACGTGCCGGTTCGCTGGGCTCTCATGGAGGCCGAGCAGGTCGCGCCGACGACCAAGGTCTCCGAGAACCAGCTCCGCGACCGCACCCGCGCCGCGTCCGAGCTGCAGGTCAACGAGATTGCCGCCAAGCTGGACCCGCGCCTCCTGCTCACCGAAACGCCGACCATGGACGTGGGCGCCCCGACCATGACCGCCGACGGCCGCGTCGTCGCCGGCAACGGCCGGGCGCTGGCGATCCGCAAGGCCTACGGCATGGAGACGGGCGCGGGCTACCGCGCCGCGCTGGCCGAGGCCGCCGAGCGCTTCGGCATGACCCGGGGCGAGGTCGAGGCCATGCAGCAGCCGGTCCTTGTCCGCGTGCTGCAGCAGAACGTCGACATCGAGCGCGCGGCGATCCTGTCCAACGAGGGCGGGGCGATGCGCATGTCCGGGCTCGAGCAGGCCCGCGTCGACGCTGGCCGCCTGCCGCAGCTCTCCGGCGTGGATCTGCCCGACGGTGCCGACCTCTCCGCGGCGAGCATTCGCGACGTCGTGCGCGGCTGGGCGGCGCAGTTCCCGGCGAGCCAGCGCGCGGCCCTGTTCGACGCGGCCGGCGAGCTGTCGCAGGAGGGCATGACCCGCCTGCGCAATGCGCTGCTGTTCCGCGCCTACGGCGACTCCTCGACGCTGCAGCGCTTGGTCGAGTCCACCGACCCGGGCGCGCGCAACGTGGCGAACGCGCTGGTCCGCGTCGCGCCCAAGGTGGCCGAGGTCAAAGATTCCATCGAGCGCGGCGAGCTGCACCAGCTCGACCTCTCCGACGAGATCGTCCGCATGGCCGACCTCTACGACTCGATCCGCAACCGCGGGCAGTCGGTCGACGGCTGGCTGGCGCAGCTCGACATGTTCGACCCTGGCGAGTAGCCGGCGACGCTGGCGCTGCTGCGCTTCGTCGGCGCCAACTCCCGCAGCGGCCGCGCTATGGCCGAGGCCCTGAGTGGCTACTACGACCGCGTCGTCGCCGCTGGCAACCCGGGGCAGGGCGACATGCTGGGCGGCGGCGCCCCGACCAAGGAGCAGCTGCTCGCCAGCGCGATCGCCGAGGCTGCGCCGGCCAAGGCCGCCGACATCGTGCAGGACACGCTTTTCCGGCCGACCAAGCCCGAGATGCCGGTCCGCGCCGACGAGGACATGAAGGCCGCCGAGCTGGACGCCGCCAACTTCGGCCTCGCTCCGCCGGCGCGCACGATTCCCGATGGCGACCCGCTCCTCGAGGGCCGCGCCACGGACATGTCGCCGGAGCGCGTCGCCATGCGCGAGGGCCTGATTGAGCAGCGCTTCGCCGGCAAGGCGCCGGCCACGGGCCGCCCGGTCGCCTTCGTCATGGGTGGCGGCGGCGCCTCGGGCAAGGGCACGATCCTGCGCCGCCTGCGCCAGCTCGGCCAGGTCGGCGACGACTTCGTCACGCTGGACCCGGATAGTTTCAAGGTCGGCGAAAAGGCCGAGGGCTGGACCGGCATCCCCGAATACTGGGAGATCGTCGGCCGCGGCGACGCCCGCGCCGCCGGCGTCATGCACGAGGAATCGAGCCTGATCTACAAGCAGGCGCTCGACCGCGCGGTCGGCGGCAAGTTCAATGTCGTGCTCGACCGCACGCTCGGCAACCCGGCGAAGGCGCTCAAGGAGCTGCAGGAGCTAAAGGCGGCCGGCTACGAGATCCGCCTCATCGGCATCACGGTCAAGCCCGAGACCGCGATCAAGCGCGCGGTGCAGCGCGCCGCCGGGAAGGAGATGCGCTACGTGCCGCTCCGCGACCTGCTGGCCGCGCACAAGGGGTTCTCCCAGGGCTTCGAGACCTACGCCGCGCTGGCCGACTCCGCGATCCTGTTCGACAACGACGTCCCCAAGGGCGCCGACGCCAAGCCGCTGGCCGTGAAGGGTGAAGATGGCACCTTGCAGGTCGTGAATGAAAAGGGTTATATTGAGTTCGCCCGAAAGGGGTATCTGAATGAAAACGCCGAAACCATCCGACAACTCCGCGAGTCGACCGAGCTGGGCCGAGTTCCTGGCGAACCCGGCGATACCGGACGAGGTGCGGGAAAAGGCGGACAAGGAAACCGAGCGCCGGCGGGCGCTGAACGCGCCGGGCGTGCCGGTGGTGTTCCCGGCGAAGGACTGACGCCGGAGCTGCAGGTCGTCATCGAACGGCCTGGCCTTACCGTCATCACCGAGACTGGAACCGCGGCCCCTGCCGCCGATACACTGATCGCTGCCGACGTCGCCGTCGCGCGGGCGGATAACGACGCGCTGGGCTTCGAGGCTGCAATCAACTGCTACCTCAGGAGCTCGGCATGAAAGCCAAGTGCATCCAGGCGGTCTCGCAGGCCGTCGGCCGCTCGATCACCGTCGCCGAGGCGCGTAACATCGAGCAGCGAGTGCGCGACGCCATGCTCGCCGAGGCGCGCAAGGACCCGGCCCGCTGGCAGACGCTGTCTCAGGCCCAGCGGCTCACCGAGGGTGCCAAGCGCGCCGCGCAGGAGCTCGTCGCCGAGGCAAAGCTCAAAAAGCGGCGGATAGCGCAGACGATCATCGCGCACGACCGGATCGAAAACTACGTCGCGGCGCAGGTCGCCAGCGGCGCCGATCCCACGCCAGTGGCCGCCCTGCAGCGCCTCATTGCCGGAAAGGGCGACGGCCGAAACAACACGACCAGCGCCGAGGTCAACGCCAAGGCGGTGGCCGCGACGACGATGTCGAAGCTGGTCGACGCTTGGGACGCCATCTCGCCGCGCATGCTTGGCCTGCTGGCCGACCGAAAGGCCGAGGAGGCCTTCATCCGCGCCGTCTACGGCGACAAGGCGAACGTGCCGCCGGAGCTGGTGAAGGCGGCCGACGCATGGGCCGAGGCGACCGAGGCGCTGCGCCAGCGCTTCAACGCTGCCGGCGGCGACGTCGGCAAGCTCGACAACTGGGGGCTCCCGCAGGCCTGGAACCAGGACATCGCCGTCAAGCTCGGCAAGCAGGCGTTCGTCGACGAGTTCATGGGGTGGGTCGACCGTTCGGTCTACGTCAAGCCCGACGGCACGCCGTTCACCGACGCCGAGATGCGCGACTTCCTCGGCGAGGCCTACGTCACCATCGCTACCAACGGCGCGAACAAGCCGATCCAGCCCGGGCAGTCGGGCCCGGGTGGGGCGATCAAGGCGAACCGCAACAACCAGGCCCGGCAGATTCACCTCAAGGACCCGGACGCCGCTGTCGCCGCGCTGCGCCGCTGGTCGGGCCGGTCGGTGTTCGAGGCGATGGCCGGGCACGTGGCGCGCATGTCGCGCGACATCGCGCTCGTCGAGCAGTTCGGCCCCAACGCCGACCTCACCGTCTCGCACTTCATCGACCGCTACACCGCCGAGGCGGTCAAGGCCGACCCGGCGAAGTCGAGCGACATCGAGACCGCGGCGCGGCGCGCGGCCGACCTCTACAACCACGTCGCCGGCAACAACCCACCGCCGGCTCGCCGGTGGCTGGCGGACGGCATGGCCTCGCTGCGCGCGTGGATGACGGCGTCGAAGCTGGGCTCGGCCGCGATCACCTCGCTGACTGACGAGGGCACGCTCTACATCACCAGCAAGGTCAACAACCTGCCGCTGTTCAAGACCTTCATCAACGAGGTCCGGGCGTTCAACCCGCTGGACCGCGCCGAGAAGCGTCGCGCCATGCGCGCCGGCCTGCTGGTCAACACGATGCTCGACGACATCGACCGCTTCGGCACCGAGACGCTGGGGTCCGACATTCCGCAGAAGGTCGCCTCGATGGTCCTGCGCGCGTCCGGCCTCAACGCCATGACCGAGGCCCGCCGGCGCGCGTTCTCCGTCACCATGCTGGACACCATCGGCCAGCTCACCCGCGACTTTGACGACGTCTCCAAGCTCGACCCGGACGACTGGCGCATCCTGCGCGGCAAGGGCATCACGGCCGAGGAGTGGCAGATCTGGCGCGCGGCCGACCCGGACGACTGGGGGCAGGGCTACACCGTGCTCACGCCGGAGCGCATCTACGCCGTCTCTGACGCCGACGTCGCCCGCATCATGCCGGGCGTCGACCCGCGCCTCGCCAAGGAGCGCGCCGCGACCAAGCTCCTGGCCGTGGTCCTCGACGAGCGCGACTTCGCCGTCATCGAGCCGGGCGCCCGCGAGCGCACGCTGCTGACCGCCGGCACCGCGCGGGGCACCGTCCCGGGCGAGCTGATCCGCGCTGTGCTGCAGTTCAAGTCGTTCCCGATCGCCATGATTATGCGGCACTGGGGCAGGGCGCTCACGCTCTACAAGGACACCCCCAGCAAGGTCGGATACCTGGCCGCGCTGGTCGCAACGCAGACGTTCATGGGTGCCGTCGCGATGCAGATCAACGAGATCCTGCAGGGCCGGAACCCGCGCAACCTGAACCCCCTCGAGGGCGAGCACGGCGCGCAGAACATCCTCGCCGCGGTGCTCAAGGGCGGGGCCCTGTCGCTCTACGGCGATTTCCTGTTCGCTGACACCAACACCTACGGCCGCACCCTGGTCGGCGCGCTGGGTGGCCCGACCGTCGGGCTGATCGAGGACGGCTTCAAGCTCACGGTCGGCAACCTGCAGCAGGCGGCCAAGGGCGAGGAGACCGACTTCGGCGCCGAGGCCGCGCGGTTCGCCCGCGGATACACCCCTGGCGCGAACCTTTGGTACACCAAGGCCGCCACAGACCGCCTGATCTTCTTCCAGATGCAGGAGCTGGCCAACCCAGGCTACCTGCGCCGCATGCAGGCCTCCCAGCAGAAGTTCAACGGCGCGACGTACTGGTGGGACCCGGCCGACCCCGACCGCGTCCGGCCGGTCGACGTCGCGCAGGCCGTTGGCGAGTAAACTAGCGAAAACCGAGGCAATCACATGACCGTTCCGAGCTCGACGTCCAGCGTCACCTACACCACAGACGGTTTCTCCACGATCTACCCGATCCCGTTCCGGTTCCTCGAGGCCTCGCACATCCTCGTCACCACGCGCGCGGGCGACGGTCCGGAAGTCGTCGAGGTCGGCACCTACACCGTCGCCGGCGCGGGCAACCCGTCGGGCGGAACCGTGACGTTCTCGCCGGTCAAGCCGGCAGGCATCACCGTCGTGATCTCGCGCAACGTGCCGCTCACGCAGGAGGCGGACTACGTCGACAACGACCCGTTCCCGGCCGAGTCGCACGAGGACGCGCTCGACAAGCTGACCATGATCGCGCAGCAGATCAAGGAGCAGGGCGACCGCTCGCTGCGCCTGCCGATCACCGCCGGCGCCGTGTCGACGCAGCTGCCGACGCCTGCGGCCTCGAACCTGCTCGGGTGGGACGCCAGCCTGTCAGGCATCCGCAACTTCACCCCGCAGGAGATCGCCACGGCGGTCGCGTTCTCGAACTGGCGGCACGACCGGTTCACCGCGAACCCCGGCCAGACGGCCTTCACGCTGGCCGCTGACCCTGGCGCAATCGGGAACCTCGACGTCAGCATCAACGGCGTCACGCAGGTTCCGATCGACGACTACACCCTCTCTGGCACCACGCTCACGCTGACCGCCCCGATGACCGGAGGCGAGCGCGTGCTCGCGCGCTACGGCACGGCGGCCGGCGCGACCGACGCCAACGGGATGACCTGGCAGCCGGCTGGCGTTGGCGCGGTGCAGCGCACGGTGCAGGGGAAGCTGCGGGAGACGGTCAGCGTCCTCGACTTCGGCGCGGTGGGTGACGGCGTTAGCAACGACGCGGCGGCGCTGGTGTTAGCCATCGGGTCGGGCAATCGCCGCGTGATTTTCCCGGCAGGCCGAACCTACCGGATCGACGGCACGACCACGATTACGCAGAGCGATGTGGAAATCGTGGCGGATGGGGCGACGATCATTCTCGGCAGCGGCGTAACCGTGGGGGGTGAAGCTATCCGTCTGCATGGCTCTCGCATCACTGTCGTTGGCGGGTTCTGGGATGCCGCCGTTCGCGTCGTGGCGTTCGCCGTCAACCGATTTGGGACGACTCAGCCTGACGGTATCGAGCTGCGCGGGTGTCGTTTCCGCAACTTCTTCTACAGCCTGTTTGCAACTGGCGACGAGGGCGCGACGACCCGTGCGAGGAACGTCACCGTTCGCGGGTGCAAGTCCGTCGCGCCGGTGGGGCAGAGTGCCAGCCACTTCGCGTGCACCTACATCGACGGCGTCACCTACGCGGACAATGAGGTCGAGGGCGGGCAGAACGCGGCGGCCTATGGCGTGGTCGGGTGCCGCCGCGTCTCCGTCACGGGGAACCGTGAGGTGGGCGTCGTCGACACCGGTCAGATCGTTGAGGCTGCAATTCAGATCGAGGGCATCAGCGGCATCGGGCAGGACAGCTTCTGTGTCGTCTCTGGCAACGCTTGCGCTCATGATATTTGGGTTAGCGACTCCACCGACGTGAGCGTGACCGGCAACACCTGCCGACGCCTGAGGCTCTCGGTCGGCAACCCCGGAAGCGTCGGCAGCCGTGACGTACAGTTCGTCGGAAACCGCGCGGCGGCCATCGTGGTTGAGCAGTACGGGCCGAACACCGCCGTCAAGATCAGCGGCGACTTCATCGGCAACATTATCGACCCGAACGGCGTAAGCGTGTTCGGCACGCCGATCGCTGCGGCGGTTAGCGTTGACATGTCGCGGACCACCTTCGTGCGGATCATCAGCACCAACGTCGTGACCAATGCCACCACGAACGCCTGCGCGATCACGCGAGGGGCGGGCGGTCGCCTGTACCTGTTCGACAACGAGTTCGGAGCCATGCCGCACGCAATTGCTGGCGTTGGCGGATATATCTATGAGCGCAACAATCGACCCCCCTTGTATGCGGATGCCTCCGGTTATGTAACGGCGTTTCCTACGGGGGACGCCACGCTGGCGCTTAATAACTGGGCGGCTCTCCCGCTAGGCTCCGAGCTGGTGGATGTGAACGCGGAGTTCAACACCGGAACTGGCGAGTTCACCGTGACCGAGTCGGGGACGTACCGATTCGGCGGCTTGATCTTCTTCAACCTGCTGGCCGCGGGCGACGACATCGGCCTGCGCCTGTTCCGCACCAGTGGCTCGGCAACTGAACTGAAACGTCTCGGATACGTTCAGGCGGGCGACGCTGGGTTCTGCGCCGTTCCCATTGCGGCGATCGACGTGCGCCTGTCAGAAGGCGACGTGGTGCGCCTCGAATACTTCCACTCGGCGACCAGCGCTGGCAGCGTCCTTGGCGGCGGGGTGCTTTCGCAGTTTCAGATTTCTCGCATTTCCTGACTACCCCGAGGCCATCGCATGACCACGAGAATCCAATCCAGCGCCATCAAGGACGGCGCGGTCACGGCGGCCGACTTGGCGCCTGGCGCTGGCTTGGAGTAGTGGGGAAGGGACGCCCGCGCGCGCGGCGGCGAGCAGGCGTCGGTTGCGGGCCTCGTACTGGCGCCGCTGGTCAGGGGTGAGCGTGACAACGTGGGCACTTGCCGCTGCGGGGCCGCTTGATCCCGGCCTTGGTGGCGATCTGAGACACGCGGGCGCCGGAGACGCCGAACTGGTCGCCGATCTCGGCGTAGGTCTTGGTGCCAGCCTTGACCTCCGCGACGATCAGATCGCGGCGCTCCCGGTGCATCTGCAGGTACTCGGCTCGCGTCATGTTGGTGACAGGGCGGGACATCAGAAGTCGCCCCCATCGTCGGTGATGCCGGGCTCGACCCGCTCCGACTCGCCCTCGATCACGTCGTCGGCGACGGCCGGCGCTGCAGCGGCCACGGTCTCAAGCCCGCGCGGGCGACGCGGCCCTGCCTGCGCGGCCGGCTTCTCGGGCGCGGGCGCCGGGCTGTCGGTCGGCGCGGCGTTGGCGGCTGCGAAGTCGTAGAGGTCGTCGTCGCGCTGGATCGTCTCGGCGATGTGCGGGTCGATGATCGGCAGGCGCTTGGCCAGGCGCCGGATCACGGTCTTGCGCGCCATCTCGGTCCACCAGGCGGCCCAGGGGCCGGAGTCCTTGGACTTGCTGGCCGCGCGCACCTGCTCGACCTGCTCGGTGTCCATGACCTCGCGCATGACCATGCCGTTCGGCAGGCGCGCGATCGCGTAGACGCCCAGCGGCTTACCGCGGGGGGTACCGAGCTTCGGGGCCTTGTGGTGGATGGCGGCGTCGTCGCCGAGGGCCTGCTCGAAGTCGTCGTTCTCGTAGACGACCTGAGCGTCGATGCTGATGCCGGCGCCGGCCAGACGCTTGATGATGCCGCCGACCATCGGCATCCATTGGACCTTGGCGACCCACCGGCCGTTGGCGTCCTTGGCGCGGAACTCCACGAATGCGCCCTCGCGGCCGTCCGGCAGCAGACCGTCGCTGGCCGCGCGGATGGCGCTGTTGTAGAGGGACTGACGGTCGGCCTCGGCGATCTTCGGGTTCTGCTGGATCGCGGTCAGGGTGACGCGCACGAAGCGGTCGATGTCCACGCCGGGCGGCAGGGCCTGGACCAGCCGCTCGCGGAACTCGGGCTTGCTGATGGTGGTGCAGACCTGCTGCACCGGGGACATGGCGCGGGACTCAGACATGGGTTACTCCTTGGCCGGCGCGGCCGGCGCGTTGAGGATGGCGATACCGGCCTGCCCGGCCTGGTAGATTTCGTCGGCGGTGGCCGGCTGGACCTCGGCGTTGTCCTTGAGGTCGCGCAGCACGTCGCGCTTGGCGCCGGCACTGGTGCTGGCGTAGACGAGACGGCTGTGGCCGAGGGTGGTGACGCGGTAGACCTTGAGTTTCATGCGGCGTTCTCCTGGATCGCGGCGGCCTTGGCCGCCTTGCTGGGGGTGAAGCGGAAGTTGCGGTAGGGCTCGCGGGTGTAGCTGACCTCGGCCGGGCCGACCATGCCGGCGCTGATGTTGCCGACGGCGGTGATCACCTTCTCGTGGTCGCCGATTCGCTGGAGCAGCTCGGCCTTGAGGACGTCGCGGTCCTCCTGCAGGCGCTTGATGTCCGAGCCGAGCTGGTGATACCGCATGAGTCGGTCGGCCAGCGCGGCGTCCTCGCGCGCGTCGAGCAGCTTGCCGGGCTCGGCGTACTGGTGCATGCGGATCACTGCTGCGGCGTCGTCGGGCATCACCGGGTCGGGCGCGCGGCCGTCGGCGATCGACTGCCAGAACTCGCGGGCCTTGCCGAGGATGGCGCGGTGGACCTCCTCGTCGGCCGAGCGCTCGATTACCTCGATGCGGTTGCCGCCGATCAGCACGCCGATGTAGGCGCGGCGCAGGCCGCTGACGAGCATCTGATGCTGCACCTGCAGCTCGATGTGTGCCGGGGCCTCGACGTAGTCGTCCTCGATCGTCCAGCCGTTGCGGAAGGCGAGGACGTCGACGGTCTTGATCTCGAGGATGGCGTCGGTGTCGAGGTCACGGCGCTGTTCACCGTCGGCCGGCAGGTGGGTCAAGATGCGGAAGTCGAACGAGCTGCCGATCCGCGACTCGGGCACGCGCACGTACTCCTTCATCGGTCGGATCGCCCAGCCCATGTCGTCGGCGATTCCGGCGGCGACTGTCGCCTCGAGGCGCTTGCCCCACTTCATGCGGTCGTTCTCCGCGATCCGCACGACCTCGCCGGCCTTCTTCTCGTGCCACAGCTCGAACGTGGTTTTGTACGGCGACATGCCGAACAGCGCGGCAACGTCGGTGCTGGTGAGGTCCGACGTGCGGAGCTGCAGCCAGCTCGCCTCGTCGGCGGGGGTGATGAATTCGCGGTTCATGGGTGGCTCCTGCTGCGGGCAACGCCCTATGCGTTGCGCTCGACGCAACACTGCGCCCTTCCTCAACCCCTTGTCAACCCCTCCTGTTGCAAGGCCAGCGAAGCCCGAGTAGCCTACCGCTGAGGGTGAGCCGGCCAGCCGGTGGTGCCGGGCTCGAACGGGCGAAAACGCCGGCAGTGCATGCTTGAGTCCCGCCGCGTCGCGGCCAGGTACGCCGAGAGGCGACCCCCTGCTTCCTGCTCGAGTGAGTGCGCCGGGGGGCCCCGCCGATACCGGGGCGCTTGACTCTGCATTGCGGTGCGCGCAATACTCCCCCCCCATGAGCCGCATCGACCACACTACGCCCGGCGCAACGCCCGGCGCACTCGTGAACGACCTGTTCCCGCGGACCTGGCTTGCCCGGAACCTCCACGTCTCGGAGTCCACCATCTGGCGCTGGGGCCAGCCCGTGCCCAAGGGAACCGGCGGGCTGATCCCCAGTCGCTACCATTGCCACCTGCTGCTGCTCGCGCAGGAGCGCGGCGTCGATCTGACGGCGCAGGACTTGGTGCTCGGCCGCGGGCAGGCGGTGGCCGCATGAGCGCCGTTCCGTTGCCCCGCGTTCTTTCGGACATGATCGAGCCAGCGTTCCGCCTTCTGCCGGCCCGCATGGCCTCGGACGAGGCGCGTGTCATGCTGTTGGCTATCGGCCTTCAAGAATCCCGGTTTCGGCATCGCGTCCAGCTCCCGCTGCGGCCCGGCATGCCGCCCGGCCCGGCCCGTGGGTTCTGGCAGTTTGAACAAGGCGGCGGCGTGCGCGGCGTCCTTGGCCATTCCGCGTCGTCTCGGATGGCGATGGAGATCTGCGCCGCCCGCGGGATCGATCGGCCGAGCTCCCCCGTCGTCTGGCAGGCGTTGGCTACCGACGACGTGCTGGCCGCCGGATTCGCCCGCCTGCTGCTCTGGACCGACTCGCGCCCGCTGCCGCGCATCGGAGACCACCCCGCGGCATGGGACTACTACATCCGCAACTGGCGACCCGGCAAGCCACACCCGCAGACGTGGCGCGCGTTGTATGATTCGGCCGTCGAAACCGTGAAGGGCAGGGCGTGATGGACGAGACCGGCGGGAACCTTGGCACGCTGGGCGCATTCGGCGCCGGCATTGCCGCCCTTGTCACTGGCGCGCTGGCGTGGATCTCCGGCCGCCAACGTCGACAAGTCGAGGAAGCCGGGCTCGGCGCAAAAGAGGACATCATCGAGGGCCTGCGCGCCGAGGTCGCCCGCCTCTCTGAGCGCGTCCAACTGCTCGAGGCCGACGGCTATCGCATGCGCTCCCGCGTCTGGCACCTCGAGGACGAGCTGCGCAAGAACGGCATCCCGATTCCGCCCATGACCAGCGTCGCCCCCGAGGCCGCCCGGTGATCTCACTTGCTGCCGCCGCCGGCATCCTGCGCCGCATCCCCGCCGAGGTCTGGGTCGGGCTGCTGCTGATCGGCGCGCTCACCGTCTGGACCTGGCGCTGGTACGACGCCGGCCATGAGGCGGCGCGCGCAGCTGCCGCCGCTGAGATCGCGGCATTCGAGGCCGAGATCGCCGAGCTCAAGGACGCCAACGAGGGCGCCGTCGCGCTCGTGCGCACCCTGCAAGAAACCAACCGCGAGCTCGCTGAGGGGCGAGCCGCGGACCAGGAAGCTGCCGCGATTGCGGTGGCCGAGCTTCGCCGCGACCGCGACGCGCTGGCGAAGGAACTGGAACGTCGTCGCACCGACCGAGGGGTTATCTATGAACGTGATGAATCCGCTGCCGCGTGGGCTGCTGCTCGCGTGCCTGACGCTGTCGCTCGCAGCCTGCGCGAGTAAGCCCGTGAAGCCCGAGGCCGTCGAGGTCCGGGTGCCGGTGTACGTCCGCCTGCCCGCCGAGCTGACCGCGCAAGTCCCTGAGCCGCTGCTCAAGTCGGGCCCGGTCACAAACGAGGACTTGGCCGACTGGGCCGATGCGCTCAAGGCCGCGCTGCGGGAAGCGAACCGCAAGCTGCGCGCTATCGAAGGACTGCAGCCGGGCCAGCCGTAATGCGGTTCGGCTCCGTGTGCAGCGGCATTGAGGCCGCATCCGTTGCATGGCATCCGCTCGGCTGCAAGGCCAAGCGCACACCAGCCCACCTGTGCCCGGATGGGCCGCGCTACGAGGCGCTGGGGAATAGCTGGGCGGTGCCGTGCGCCCGGTGGATCGGGCTGCGGATCAAGGAGGCGCTGGCATGACCGTCACCCTCCGACCCTATCAGGAGGCGGCGATCCAGGGCCTGCGCGATGCGTTCGCGGCGGGCTATCACTCGCCGCTGCTGGTGCTCCCGACCGGCGGCGGAAAGACCGTCACCTTCTCGTTCATGGCCTCGAGGCTCGCGGCTAACGGCAAGCAGCTGGCGATCCTTGTCCACCGCGATGAGCTGGTCGACCAGGTGAGCGAGACGCTGGCCCGGTTCGACGTGCCGCACGGCTACATCGCCGCCGGCCGCCTGTACGACAAGCGCCACCGGGTCCACGTCGCCAGTGTGCAGACGCTGGCCCGGCGCATGGACCGCGTGGCCGTTCCCGACTACGTCATCTGCGACGAGGCACACCACTGCATCGGCGCGTCGACGTGGGGCAAGGTCGTCGCCGAGTGGCGGCGGGCGAACCCCGCGCTGCGCCTGATCGGCGTGACCGCCACGCCCGAGCGCCTGTCGGGCGAGGGCCTGGGCGAGGTGTTCGACGAGATGGTCCTCGGGCCGTCGACGCGCGAGCTGATCGACCTCGGGGCGCTGGCCGAGTACCGCCTGTTCGCGCCGTCGCAGCAGCTCGACCTCTCCGGCGTCAAGTCGCGCATGGGCGACTTCATCCGCGGAGAGGTCGCGGCCAAGGTCGACAAGCCGGCCATCATCGGGTCGGCCGTCGGCGAGTACCGGGCCAAGCTCAACGGTGCGCCGGCCGTGGCGTTCTGCGTCTCGATCGAGCACGCCGAGCACGTCGCCGAGCAGTTCTGCGCGCAGGGGTTCCGGGCCGCCAAACTCGACGGCACCATGGACCGCGGCGTCCGCCGCGAGCTGGTGCGCGACTTCGGCCGCGGCGTGATCCAGGTCCTGACATCGGTCGACGTGATCTCGGAAGGCTTCGACGTCCCCGGCATCGTCGGCGCCATCCTGCTGCGCCCGACGCAGTCGCTGGGCCTGTACCTGCAGCAGGTCGGCCGCGCGCTGCGCACGGCACCGGGGAAGGAAGCGGCGATCCTGCTCGACCACGTCGGCAACTCGGCGCGGCATGGCCTGCCAGACGATCCGCGCGAGTGGTCGCTGCTGGGGCGAGGTGCGCGCAAGGCGAAGGGCAAGGCCGAGGACGACGTCGCCATCCGCCAGTGCCCGTCCTGCTTCGCCATCTCGCCTGCTGCGGCGGCCAAGTGCCGCGAGTGCGGCGCGGCCTTCCCGATCAAGGCCCGCACGATCGAGGAGGTAGCCGGCACGCTGTCCGAGGTCGAGGTCATGCGGGCGAAGCGCGAGGCCAAGAAAGAGCAGGCCGCGGCGCAGACGCTGGAAGATCTGATCCGGCTCGGGCAGTCGCGCGGCTACAAGAACGCCGTCGGCTGGGCGAAACATCTGTTTTCTGCGCGTGCTGGGAGGCGGGCATGAATTTCACCAAGCGCGACCGCTATCACGCCGTCAGCGACTGTGGCGGCTACACGATCAACAAGGCCTGGCAGGGCAGGGGCCGGGTGGTCTACATGGCCGTGGCCCCGCGCGGCGTCACGCTGGGGGCCTGGCGCTGCGCCGACGAGCCGGGCGATCGGGCCGCGGCCTACAATGAGGCGGTGCAGGCGTGCATGGAGCACGCCGCCGAGGCCAACAAGTGAGACGCCGATGCAAAGCTATCCCGCCGCATGTTTTGTTTGTGCTGACGTGGGGCACTGTGTCGAAACGCATGTGTGTTTTCCCCAAGCACCCGGCGACCACCGGCCGCCGGTTCTGCAGGGGCTGCTCCCGCTGGCTGACCCGCCGGCACTGGACGACGGCGAAGGGTAACGAGGAGCACCGCTGCGATGCGTGCATGCGCGAGGCATGGCGGCGGTACAACGAGGCCCGCGGCAAGCGGGCGACCATGATCGAGATGCCGAAAGGCTGGGGGTTCTAATGGGCGAGATGGCGATCCTTCGGCAGATCATGCTGTCGTGCGGGAACGGCGCGGCACGGCTGTGGCGCAACCAGGTCGGGCAGTACGAGCTAAAGGACGGCCGCATCCTGCGGTCTGGGCTGTGCAAGGGGTCGTCGGACCTGATCGGTTGGCGCACGGTCGAGGTCACGCCGGACATGGTCGGCCAGCGGGTCGCGGTGTTCGTGGCCCTCGAGGTCAAGGACCGCGGGCGCCTGACCGCCGAGCAGGCCCAGTTCCTTGAGGTCGTGCGCCGCGCCGGCGGCATCGCGGCCGAGGTGCGGTCGGTCGACGACGCGCAGGCAGCGTTGCGCCGGTAGAACGCTGCGTTCTGGGATTTGGCGTTGCGCTGGCCGCAACGCTGGCCGACACTGGGCTCACCAAAAAGGAGCCCAGAACATGAACGCAAACAACATCCACGCCGGCCGCATCGTCCACTACTTCGCCGGCTACGGCGGCATCGACGGCAAGGGCGTCATTGTCAAGGTCTACGGCACGCCGAACCCGGAGCCGGCCAAGGTCTACGGCGGCGTCATGCGGGTGATCCGCCCCAACGACTGCACGGTCGACGTGATCCTGTTCGACGGCCGCCGGATCAACCGGGTCAATCAGTGCGGCATCGACGCCCCGGGCATCGGGATCAAGCTCACCGACGAGGTCGTCGGAGAGGACGTGGTCGCGGCGATGCCGGCGGTGGCCGCCAAGTACGACGCCGACCGGGCCCTCGAGGCGGTGCTCAAGGCCCAGCGCTTCGAGGCCGCCGAGGCGGCCCGGGTCATCACCGACGCCCCGGTGTTCTACTGGAACGGCATCAAGGACGCCAAGGGCGCCAATCTGCAGAAGTGCTATTACAGCGAGGGCCCCTTCACCGGCTACCCCGAGGGCACCATCAGCATCTACGGCCGCGACTACTGCGGGTTCAGTCAGAAGGTCCGTGCCTGCTTCGCGGTCCAGAACGACACCGACACGCAGGTCGACTACTTCGACAACGACCGCATCCGGGTCATCCCCAGCCACCCGCTCTACAACCAGGTCAAGGCGGCCATGGAAGCCGGCAAGGCCCGCCGCGAGAAGCGGGCCGCCTGATCGTTCCACCGGCGGGACGCTGTGTTCCGCCGGTGATGTTGCGTGCCGCGCAGCGAAGGGCGAGGGTTTGCGGGCCGGCAGCGTCGCCGGGTTGCCTAGCAGGGACTCCCATGGAGATCACTCCCCAGATGCGCTCGGTCAATGACGCGCTCGATGCCGGTGCGGTCGCGGCGCCCTACCACGCGGCGCTGCGCGCAGCCCTCGAGAAGTGCTGAGATGCGAAAGGATGAACGAGATTCTTTTTGGAGACTGCCGCGAGATCATGCGGCGTTGGGCGGAGCAGGGCGTCAAGGCGCAGATGTGCGTGACCAGCCCGCCGTACTTCGGCCTGCGTGACTATGGCGTAGATGGGCAGCTAGGGCTTGAGCGAACCCCGGACGAGTACGTGCAGAACATGGTCGAGGTATTCCGCGTTGTGCGCGACGTGCTGGCCGATGACGGCACGCTGTGGCTGAACATCGGGGATAGCTATGCCAACGTGGGCAAGTGGGGTGGCAGCAGCGGCGGTAAACACGCGAGCGCGCTGCACGGGAACACCGGCATCGGTCGCGGAAAACGCGACTACGGCGACGGGCTCAAGAACAAAGACCTGATCGGCATCCCGTGGCGAGTCGCCTTCGCCTTGCAGGCCGACGGCTGGTATCTGCGCCAGGACATCATTTGGCACAAGCCGAACGCGATGCCGGAAAGCGTGCGCGACCGCTGCACCAAGGCGCACGAGTACGTGTTCCTGCTGTCGAAGTCGGAACGGTATTTCTTTGACAGCGAGGCTATGAAAGAACCGGCTGTCAGCGAGAAGCCAGCAGGCAACAAGCGGCACAAGTACGCCGACGCCTATGCGACCGGCGATAGCGAGGAACACAGAACCAAAGCGGGCCTGCTGGCGCTGACCGGCGTAGAGTGGGAGAAGCGCAATCGCCGCAGCGTCTGGACCGTCGCCACCCGCCCCTACAAGGGCGCCCATTTCGCCACCTATCCGCCCGCGCTGATCGAGCCCTGCATCCTGGCCGGTTCGCGGCCGGGTGACATCGTGCTCGACCCCTTCATGGGCAGCGGCACGACGGCCGAGGTCGCCATCCTGCACGGGCGCCAGTACCTGGGCTGCGAACTGAATGAGGAATACCGGGGCCTCCAGGACGCGCGCATTCGAGGCGCGACGCGCTAGAAGAAATCCGAGACGTGCTACGGGCGATGCAGGAGCAGACATGACCGAGATCTGGAAGGAGGCGAGCAATGACTGACCGCTACGAATCCCGCGCTACCACTCACGCCGCCGATTGCTGGTCGTGGGGCCCGGCGCACTACGAGTGCGCCGTGCGGGAGATCGAGATCCTCCGGGCGGAGGTGGTAAAGCTACGGAACCTGAGAGCCGACGCCGCGCTGTCAGATGCCGAGCGGTCTGTGCCGGAAGGGCGGGGTGA